GTATAATTAGAAGCGTATCTGTTCGCAGCGTATCACTCACAGCTTGTCCTCCTTGGCTTTGGCCCATACAACACACATTCCGCTCCAATCTTGTACAGACCATCCAGACTCAACGATTTTATCCCCAGCCTCCTCTAGCCGCTTGATGCGTTCGTTGGCGGCGTTCAGTTCGCATTCAAGTTGTTCAGAAAACTCAGCATCAACGGCGGTGTCCAAATCATGAAAACCACGCTTCGCATCCGTCCTTGGTGTATCGCTCACGGCTTGGCCTCCTTCCCAATCTTAGCGTCGTCCCAGCCCTGCAATAGGTTGTCCATTCGGGTGGTTCTCATGCTCGGAGATGGAGGGTTGATGAAGTCGTACATCGCGTTTCCAGCAATTTCCAGTTGGCGGATGTGTTCGTTGTAGTACTTCCGTTCTCCTTCCAGCTTGTCCCACAGAGCGCGGAGACGGTTTTCGAGTTCGGTGACGTGCTGGTTCGCATCAGTCAGTTTCTTCTGAATCTCTTCTATCGACCTGTCGTGAGAGTATTCATCAAACGCAGCCTGTGCTTTGAGCATTGCGTCGGCTAGTGAGTACGCGTATTTAGCGACTTCATCGTTACTGACCGTTTGCTCAATAAGGTTTCCCTGTAACGCCGCAGCTGCGAAGTAGTCGCGGATTGAAATCCCGTAACATTCTGAGGTTGCTTCATCGTGTTGAAAAACAACAGGAAACGCCGGTCCTCCGTCGTTGATCTGGATGCTCATTTCGATTCCTCCACCACTCCACACGGGAGCCACGTTTTACCGCCGTCGGTGCTGTACTCTCGCTCATCCAGCCACAAGTCTCTGTCAGCTTGGACAGACACCCAGCCGAGGAGAACTCGGTCCTGCGGGTTGCGCTTGAATCTCATCCACGCCCCCAGCGGCACCTCATCCGCAGTCCACGGGCGAAACTTTGCAGTGGGTTTGATACGGTAGTCGTAGTTGAGCCAGTTCCAACTTGGGTTTTTATCGAGTACCCAATCATAAGTGCCAATCAGTTTGGATTCCACTTCCATTCCATTGATAGATGCATCCATAACGCGGATGGTTTCTTTGGTTTGTTCGATGTTCACTTTGATTCCTTTCGCTTGAGGTATTCACCAATTGCTTCGTCGGCCACAAACTGGAGCTTGTAGCCCTTCTTGGTTGCGTATTGCTTGAGTCTTAGGTGCGTCTCGTCTGAGACAACGAACACCTTGGCCGTCGGACGTTTTGGTTTGATGGGATTCATCGTCTGTGGTGCTTGATGATCTGGGCAACAAACCTGCGCTTGCAGCCGATGGCCCGGGCCACCGTGTCGGTGTCGGCACCGTTGTCCCACAGCCGGTAGGCGAGCTCGGAGTCGAAGGCCTCGACAGGCTGCGCCCAGTTCCTGCTCAGCTCTCGGGCCTTGGGCTCCGGGAATGAGATCCAGCCCGCGGCCACGGCGCTGGTGATGGTCTTCTTGGAGATCACTTGAGTCCCTCCGAGATCATGGCGTGCTCCAGGATCAGCACGGCATCGGCCGTCTTCAGAGTGATCACCTGCCTGGGCTGCCGCTGCTGCGCGATGCCCTTCAGATGGCTCTTCCACTTCGCCCCATGGGTCGCCTTAGTTCCGGCCCCGATGGTCTTCTGCCAGCGCTGCGGCGGCACCTCGATCACCCGGGTCTTGGACGCTGCGATCAGTCCGTGCAGGAAGCCGACGTTGTAGCCGAAATTGAACATCGAGCTGCCCGGGGCGCCCTTGCCGCCGACGTAACCGCCGACCTTCTCAATGTACACCACGTCGCTGATCGCCAGCCTGTCGCTCACCAGGATACTGATGTCCTGGTCGGTGGTTGGCATACTGTTGAGGATGACCCCCGAGGGCCCGAGGTAGGCCAGGCCGCCGCTCATGCCCGGGTCGATTGCAAGTATTCTGGTCACTTGGCAGCCTTTCTCAGCCAGGCAGCTATGGCCTTGTCGGCCACGGCCTGTAGTTTCAGCCCGGCAGCGAGGCAGTAGTCGCGCAAAGCCTTGTGTGTGGTGGGTGTCACGTTGATGGTTTTCGGTTTGGTCATTTCGGAAGGTGTTTCTTTACGCGGAGCCAGTACGCCTCGGTGGCCTTCTTCTTGTCACCGCTGGGGCCGCCTCCGTTCCATTTACGGGCAAGCTGCTCAGTCGTGCAGCCTTTGCCCCAGTGCTTAAGGTAGGCCTCGCACACAGCCCGGGCTGCCACGCGGTTGGTCATCTCAGAGTGCTTGTAGTGAGAGCCGGTGATCCGGTTCACGTCCTGCACCACACCGCGGTGGATCTGCAGGGGGCCTAGGGCGCGTCCGTTGTCGCCGATGGCCTGATCGTTGCCGGAGGACTCCACGATGATCAGGGCCGAGATTAGGTTGGAGAGAGTGGTCATGTTAGAGTGAGGAACAAATCAAGACGCATGATGGCTTAAATGGATGTTTGTACTTAGAACAGAATCGCTTCGCTTTATCTTTTGCTCTTTCAGGATGATCGGCCTTTACGATGAACACACGTTGAACTGTATCCTTTGAGTACACTTCAAATGTCGCAATGCCTTTGCTTGGAACGATATGGAACTCTGGAAATTGGATGTCGCTAATCATGGTTTAGAGAGTGTTGCGCGTTGGCCAGTCGCGCCCCTGGTTGGATGGTATTCGCCCCATCCGGGCGTAAATCAGGCAGGTTGGATCACGCTGTAGATGTAATCGCCAGAATCGTATTCCGAGAGCTTGCTGTAGAGCTTCTGGATCTTTGCCTCGGCAGCCTCACGGCTCGGGAAGGCGCAAACAAACCTGTTGTAGCAGCCGACCAAAGCGTCAGTCGAACGGCAGAAGTAAGGGATCTCAAGAACCACCACGAACAAGCCCAGCGCCTTGGCCTTGTTGATTGCAACGCTCTCCTTGGCGCCCAGCTCGTAGGCAACCTGCTGTGCCTCGGTGAAGCAGTTTTGGAACTCGCTGGCAGCGCCAGCCTCGAACTCCCAGTGCTCTTGTTCCTGCAGTGTGGTGGATCTCATGGTGTTTTGCTTTCGACTTGATTGGACCGACGGCCGTCAAGTTGCCACAAAAACACTTAACCCGTCTACAGAGAAAACTGTTTTTCTGTAGATTTAAAAGAAAACCCAATGTTTGCAGGGGTCAAACGGGGGTCACTCGGGCGCGAACTTGGCGTCGAACTCGGCCTTCGAGCGCACGTATACCGTGCCATTGTCGAGCCGGCGGTAGATTACCACGGGCCACCGCAGCTCGCCCAGGCGCAACTGGGCATCCTGTGCCAGGATTTCGACCACCACCGACGGGTTGGTGCGGTTGCGATAGGTCACGGCCAGGCAGTGTAGACCACGGTGCCCTGGCCATTGGCGTCGACCAGCTCCGCGGCATTCACGCCCTTGAGCTTGGCCAGTGCGGCCAGGAGCTGCGTGTCGTTGGTCGCATTGGCGATACAGGTCGACACGATGTCCGCGTCGTCGTAGGAGGCCGACAGGTTCTCCTTGGTACGGTCGCGCCAGACGCGCACCACGCGGCCGTTGGAGAGGTTCACGCGCCGCATTGACTCGACGCAGGGGAAGGTGTGTTTCATGGGGCCTTCAGGTTAGGTGAGCGCGACCGATTTCCAAGATGTTCCGTTGTGAATGTACAACACGTCGGTGTTGGTGGCGCTGTTGGTGTGGAAGTACATCGGCACGTTGGTTGGGCTGCTCGACACATTGGTCGGAGTGCCCGTTGGAGCCCCGGAGCCGGCCGGGATGTAAACGAACCCGTCGATCATTGAGCTGCCGCCAATCGGCCCGATGATGTCCCCGCCCACCTGGCGGTAGCTGGCCCCCTTGATCAGCTTGCCGGTGGTGCCATCAAACAGAACGAAGTCGCCATCGGTAGAGTTGATAGGCCCAACCACGTCCCCGGTGCCAGTGCCCGTGGCTGCGATGGTAATCGTGCCAGATCCGTTTGTGATCGTGATGTTGGTGCCCGCGGTCAGCTTGGCCCGGGCCAGCGTGCTCCCGAGGCTCTTGCCGATGAGCAGGTCGCCGTCGCTGAAGACGTTGCTCTGACCCGTGCCGCCGTTGATCACACCAAGCGTCCCGCTGACTGCGGAGCCGCCCAGGGCAATCTGGGGCAAATCAACAGCCTGGATGGCAGACATCTGCACCACGGTTCCGTTGCCCCGGAGGTACTGCCCGTTGGTGGTTGCGCCTGCCAGGAACGAGATGGCCGAGCTTGCCGAGGTGCTGCTGGTGCCGCCATTGGCCACGCTCAGCACACCGTCCAGCGTGATCGTGCCGGAGGCCGTGATCGGACTGCCGGACGTGGTCAGGCCGGTGCTACCGCCGGACACACTGACCGACGACACGCTCGCGCCCGTAGTCATGCTGTCCAGCTTGGCCGCATAGGTGCTGGTCATGTAGCCGTTCTGCGTGCTGCTCGCCGCGTTCTGGCTGATGACCGGGGTGGTGCTGCCCGTGGCCACGCTGATGTTCGCACCGCCCGAGGCCGACACATTGGTCACCGTGCCGGCATTGCTGGTGTAGCCGGCCGGGTTGGTGTCGGGATAGGCCCCGAGGTTGGTGAGTGCGCCCGCAGCAGTGGTCGCCCCGGTGCCGCCCTTGTTGATGGGCAGCGTGCTGGTGATCGTCCCAGCGGAACCCAGCACGTCGATGTTCCACGTGCCGGTTGCCCCGGTGCCATCCAAGGCAGGGATGTCGGTGCCGATGGCAAGGCCCAGGTTGGTCCGGGCGTTGCCCGCTGTGGTGGCTCCGGTGCCACCGTTGTCCAGATCCAGCGTGCCTCCCAGGGTCAGCGTGCCGCTCGAGGTTATCGGGCCGCCCGAAAAGCTCATCCCCGTTGTCCCGCCGTCGGCATTGACGCTCGTGACACTGCCCGATGCCACCGCAGCATTCAGCGTAGAGCCGGCCATGGACAGGTTGGTGCCGAGCGTGATCTCGCCCAGGGCAGTCCCTGAGGCATTCGAGCCGATCAGCTTGGCCACCGCGGAGGCTGCCTGCATCTTGGCGTAGGTCACCGCGTTGTTGGCGATGGTCGCCGCGAAGGACCCTGTGCCAGTGCCTGTCACATCCCCGGTGAGCGTGATGGTCTGGTCGCCGGTGTTGCTGCCCGAGAGGTTGGAGCCTGTGACAGCGCCTGACGCAGCCACCGAGGTCGGTGTAATGGCGCCCAGGGCCAGACTGATGGCCGGGGTGGTGGTCGGGTTGGTGACCGTACCGCTGACGCCATTGGCCGTGGTGACCGACACGCTGGTGACCGTTCCTCCGTTGGATGTGTAGTTGGCCGGGTTGGACGCAGGATAGGCGCCCAGGCTTGTCAGGGCATCGGGCGCAGTGGTAGCCCCGGTTCCGCCCGAGGCAACGGCCAGGACGCCGCCCAGCGTGATGGTGCCGCTGGTGGTGATGGGCCCGCCCGAGGTGGTCAGGCCTGTCGTGCCGCCCGAGACGTTGACGCTTGTCACACCACCGCCCGTAGGTCCCGGAGGACCGGCAGGCCCGGTGGGGCCCGCAGGACCCTGGGGCCCTTGCAGACCGCCGGCACCGAGGGGCTTGGTGGCTCCGGTGTCGAGCCGGGTGATCTCCAGCGTGGTGTAGATCTCGGGCTGCCCCACATTGGCTGCAATGCCAAGGCCGTCTGCATGGCCGCCGCGCTCGCAGTAGTACTCCAGCCGGTAGACGTTGTCCTTGTGCGGCGTGATGCGCAGGTTCAGGGACACTTCCATGTCCACGTTGTTGTTAATGTAGAGCGATGGGCCGTACCCGATGACCACCGAGTTGGTCACGTCGTAGATCCGTAGCCTGGTTCCATTTGTGTGGTGGAACGGGGCCAGCACCTTCACCTGGTAATCGCCGGCAGCCACCTTCCACTCATTGGACGCAAGGTCGATGATCAGGCCATTCGGATCGCTGCTGATGGTGTTGAGCGTCCGGGCTGTCCACACAGCAGTCACCGCGGTGCCGCCTGCGACGTTGTTGTTCTTCACGTCCTGAAGCACCGCGATCTTCAGCGTCAGCGAGTCGACGTCCTTCCTCAGCTTGTTGATGAGGATCGTGCTGGTCTGGCTATCGTAGCTCATTTGGTCTTACGTCGAAGGATGCGTTGGGCCTCGTCAAGGCTGCTGGCGATGCCTATCAGGCTGCCTGCGGGGCCGTAGAGGCGGAAGGAGCCCTTGGTCTTGCCCGGGAGCGCACGGTAGCCGCCCTGGAAGCTGTAGGCGCCGGGCATGGCGGAGTCGGGGGAGGGCATGAACCGGAAGTCTTGGGGATTGCCGTACACCGGGTTCTTCACGAACACCGTGTTGCCGACGCTGAAAGACTCGGAGCCACCAGTGACGGGCTGATCGGTGCGCTTGTCGTAGAAGTAGGAGTGCTTTTTTGGGTCCATTCCAACCGGGGTCCACGTTTCAATATCCGATGGGATCGACCTGTCTTTGATTAGCCTTCCTTCAACCGTGGCAATCGGATGCTTTGCAGCCCTGCCTTCCTTGATCGCAACCGCACCCAGTTTGGATTCCTCGCTTCCTTCTTTTACGAAGAATCTTACCGGGCCAGAAAGGCGGACATTAGTGTCGTAGCCAATCCTGTCACCCACGTTTCCCGGGGTAGCAGGTTCGTGAATCGTTTGAACATATGTGCCCCTGTTCAGGAATGCAGGGATGTCGATGCGGACGCCAACAGGAGATCCTTCTGGAAGCGATTCGTGTTCACGCCAGAACGGCTGTTTTGATGAAGAAAGGGCAGCTTTGGCTTTTTCCTCGGTCGGCGGGTTGGCGAAGTCGATGTTGCGGCCCACCTCGCGCTGGTTGGCGGCAGGCATATAGCGCTGGGCACCTACTTCGCCCTGGGATTGCTGAGACGCCTCAGCGATGCGCTGCTTCGCTTCTTGTTGCAGCTTCACCGCAGTGTCGTAATCCACTGACGGCACCTTGGACTTAACCTCGGCATAATTCTTCCCGGTGATCTGTGGGGCACCGGAAACACCGGGCAAGTCCCGAACCATCAGGACAACGTCGGGCTCGCCAGCCAGGTCGTACCGCCAGCCGGGCGGCGCGAACTCTCGATTGAACGGAACCCTAGCGACCGGGCGGAATCCCAAGTTGCCGTAAAGGTTGGGAAGGAACCCATTGACGTCAAAGGCGTCTAGCGTCTGGGAGCGGTTTGCAGCCTCAGCTAAGATCGGCTTGATGTCGGCGCTCGACTGCGGGTGCTTGAACACCGAAACAAGGTCGCCGTAGTCAGTGACTGCAACGCCGGCTAATCCATCCTCAGACAGGAACAGCTTGGTGCTCGGGTTGGTGTAGAACTCGGTTCCCTTGTCGTCGACCGCAAACCCGAACGGGTGCTCTACCTTGGTCCGCCGGATTGCCTCGGCGAAGTCTGACCCTCGAACTGCAGGGTCAATCCCGAACCGGCTGACCGGTAGACGTCCGCCAATGTTTTCCTCGGCGCCTGAGGCTGGGAGGTAGCGGGCGGATTCTGGTCCCGCAGGTCCTCCCGGACTCCGGCCCGCATCAGGCCCGATACCTGCCGCACCAGCTCCTCCATCGTCGGCTCCGGGCCTTTGCCGGATCTGGGGGCGCTCTTGACCTTTGACTGAGAAGACATCGAAGACTCCTTTTGCATATTTTTCTGTGCGTTTTTCCGTTTCGGCGAACTTTTGCGCGAACTCAGGGTCGCCGTAAAGGTTTTCGGTCAAGAACTTTGCGGTGGCATCCAAGCTAGAATGTCCTACCGGCTCGTTCTTGATGATGTTCCAGGTCAGCCAATGGATGTCGAATGGCTGCGGCTCACGCCCCAGCATCTCCCGCAACCACGGGCTTTCCGCGGCGATCTTGCGCATCCCGTTTTCGATCAGGGAGTAGGCTGTCTCGGCCACCGTCTCGTTGTTGAGCATCCCGCCGATGACCTTGTAGGCTCCAGTCGTGTCCTCGGGCACACCGTTGCGATCATAGGCGAAAACCTCGGTGGAACCGCCTTGAGCCTTACGGGCCGCAGCAGCCTTCTCAAGGTGCGGGAACCACAGGTTCACCACCTGCCACCTGTCACCAACGAACACGTCATTGCGGGCCAGCGTTGCAAGAACGAACGAAAGCACCTTGTGCTTGATGCCGGCGCCTCCAAATCCCTTTTCGTTGAACTGCCGGCGCATCTGCGGACCAGTGAGGTCCGGGTTGTTGATGATACCCGTCAGCTCATCCCATCGACCGTTCCACCGAGACAGCATCTCGTGGAAGGCGTTGGCGTTCTGGATGGCATTGCGTCCCACCGAAACGTCGGGGAACTCCGACATCTTGGTGCTGACGATTTCCTTCCACTGATCCTTGGAGAACTTGTAGCGCCCTTCCACCGAGTCCTCGATAAGGCGCAGGACTTTCGGCTCACTGGTCAACCTGGCCCATCCGGCCTCTTGGTTGTACGGATCCAGCATCCGGGACAGAAGGCCCCAGAACATATGCAGAGCCACCATCTTGGATGGGATTTGACCCTGACGGGCAAGCTCATGGATGGGCTGCAACGCATTGAGGCCACCGACAGCCGACTTGACCAGCTCAGGGTTCCTTTGCAGACCGTCTTCGATGAACTTCTTGAAGGCGCCATTGTCCTGCACCCATTGCGCCAGCCGCAATGGAGCCGGAGGCACTGAGGCACGCGAACCATTCAATGCCCGGCTGTAGGCCTTGATCCATCCATCGGAATCAAGTCCCAGGGCTGGGCTGTCTTTGACCAAATCCAACGCAGCGTCCACCGCATTGAACATGGATGCGAACTTCTGCGGAGTTCCCGGGTTCAGGACGATCTTAGGCGATTTTGGATCAGCAGGCTTACCAGTAAGTTCAGTGACCGCAAACTGTCCTTTGATCTCCGGCTGAGAGATTGAAATGGTCGATCTCAGCACGGTCGGATCGTCAGTCAGCTCCTTCATAATTGCGGCCTTCGCCTTCTCTTTGGCCTCGCTGATCGAGAACGCCGAGATGGTTTCAGTCGCAGTCTTTTCACGCGATGGCTTGCCTGGCGTCTTGGTCTTGTAAGTGTAGTCGAACTGGTACAGCGAATTGACCGCACGCTGCCCTTTGACCGAACGGATGGCCTGGGTGGTTGGCTGGCTCGGGTCGGCTTCTGAAGCCGCCATGAACCGCGCTTCTACATCCCCCGCTTGTCGAACCGCCCCGAGTTCTTGCCGGCTTTCTTCTCGGCCTTGCGTGCGACCGACATTGCGATTGCCACCGCCTGCTTCTGCGGTTTGCCGGACTTCATCTCGCGCCGGATATTGCTGCTGACGGACTTCTGGCTGAAGCCTTGCTTGAGTGGCATCTGCTTTCCTTTCTGCTTGGGTTTGGGTGTCGTAGATCCCGATCAGCTTACCGTCGGGACCGTAGAGTCGGTGCTTGGCGCCGCTGATGATGCGGTAGCCTTCCTCGGAGTTGATGACCGATTTGTCGCCGATGGTCTCCGCGGGCATCCAGCGCATCTTGGACTTCTGGATGGCGTCCTCCGAGATACGGGCGCGGAAGTCCATCGGGGCTGTCGATCCGATGCGGTCCAGGCGGAAGTCGCGCACGAACTTGCGCCCGCCCTTCTCCTGCTCGTTTACGAAGTCACCGAGGAATTTTGCTTTCTCCAGACCAAAGATCTCGGCAGACCGGCGGGCGCCTTCACCGGCATCGAGGTTGGTGAAGTACGCGGCCAGGTCCGACATGAACCCGTCGACATTGTCCCACAGGCCGGCAGCCACACCGCCGTCGGGCGCCGTCAGCTTGTCCAAGGCGCCGCGGATCTTGCTGATGTCGATGGCCTTGATGACCGGGTTGTCGGCCTTGGATAGGTAGAAGCTGTAGGGCAGCACCTCGCGCTGGGAGAGGCGGATGCCGCTGTTGTACTTGCTGGTGAACTTGCCGGTCAGCCGGTTCTTCACCCGGCGGGTGGCTGCGCCGTAGTTCAGGAAGATGCTGTTGCCGGCGTCCATGGCCGCGTTGACGGCCCGGATCTTATCCTTCATCCGGCTGCTGACTGCCTGGGACTGCTCGATGGCGGACAACTGCTGCGGGCTGAACCGGCCCAGGATCTCGCCATCGACCACGCGGGCTCCCGGAACTCCTTCAAGGATTGTCCTGATGGCGGCGGTGTCTTTCTCCTCGCGGACGCGAATCTCCTCGTCTGAAAGGTTCCTGACGCTGCCGTCGGGCATCTTCTCAGCCACACCGAGGTCAACCAACTGCTTGGCGGCAATCGGGTTGGAGACATCCTGCGGTTTCAGGACCTTGCCCGGGCCTTCGTTCTCTATGGTGATGCGCTCATCCAGCTTGCGCCGGGCACGTACCAGATCGCGCAGCATGGCGTTCACCTGGGGCGATGCCTGCTTCAGATCAGGGAACAGGACCGAATCAGTCGGCTTCACGCCAAAGGTTCGCTCAATGGTCGCCGCGGCATCGGCCAAGGCCCGGCTGGCGTTCTGGGTCAGAGCCAGGTCGAGAAGTTGCCTGGTAAGCCCCGTGAAGCCCTTCAGCAGTGCGTCAGGCTTCTGACCTGCCAAAAGCCCGGCGAAGTGCTCTGCAGCCAGCTCCGAGGCAACGTAGCCTGCCTTCTTGTCGATGGTGTCGTACTGGGCGAGCTGGTCGGCACGCTGCTGATTGCCTGCAGCCAGCTTGTCGCGGTACTGGTTGAAGCGGGCCTCGATCTCGGCGTCATTGAAAGCGCCCTCGGCCAGCTTGCGGATGGTGTCGCCTTCCTGAATCCAACGGCCAACCAGCGCATCCTTGATCTCGGTGGCACCGCCCTCGAGCTGAGTGGTTTTCTCTAGAGCATGGAACAGCTCGTGGCCGAGCGTGTAGAGCGGGCCGTCGCCAGTGCCCTTACCGATGATGTCGGCGTTGATGAATATGGTGGGCCGTTCAGCTTGTTCAAACTGCACGCCACGGATGTTGTCGCCGAACTTTTCGGCCATCTGAGCGTTGGAACGGTAGAGGATATCGACATCCCCGAACTTGCCGCGCACCAATCCCTGCAGATCCATCAGCGCCGAGGCAGCATCCACACCGTGCTGATCGCGCACCCGCTCAAACAGCGCCTTTGTTGTCGGGTCTTGCTGGGCGTCAATGAACCGCCCGAGGTCTCCGGCACGTGCCTCCTTGGCGGCCTTGCCTGTGAGCCGCTCGAAACCGCGGGCACCGAGAGCACCGGCTGCGCCCTGAACAAGGCCAGATCCAAGGCCTGCAGCAGCCCCTTCCTCGCCACCGGACAAAAAGCCCAAGCCTGTACCAACCGTTGCGCCTTCAATTCCTCCGGCAAGCCCCCTCAGTGAGGCATCCAACGCAGCGTCCCCACCGTACTGCCCGACCACACCGAGCATCCGCTGGCGCAGGTTGGCACCCGGGGCCGCACCGATGGCCTCCAGAGGCCCGATGCGCGAAGGCTGGGTCATCAGGTTCTCGCCAGCCCGGGTCAGCGCTTCGCCAGCCTCGCGTGCGGTACGGATGCCGGCAGGAATGGCAGCGAAGGCTGCGGCCTCCGGTGCAATACCGAGGGCTCCTGCGATACCGGCGGTGGCCGCGGTGCTGCGGAGGCCTTCAGGGGTCATCCCCAAGGCTTCCGCTGTCATGCGCTCGGCAGCACCGGCAACGCGCTCCAGAGGCCTTGCAGCCCCGGCAATGGCACGCCCAGTGAGTTGAGTGCCTTTACCGACAGCGCGGGTGGCGAGTTTGCCTGCGCCAAATATTTCACCAACGCCTGGGAGAGCCAGCGTCGGGTCGAGGATCATGGACACGCCCTGGACAAACTCCGGGTTGGTCAGCTCTGGCGGAACGAACAGGCCCTCCTCGCCACGCTCCAGTCGGGCTGTGGTGTTGGCAAAGTCGCGGGCCTCGAGGAACTGCTGGTAGCGGGACTCCGGTGTGCCGGTGCCTGCCACGAGGTCCTTGAACTTAAAAAGAGGCGAGGCCGGGTCTTGAGACTGCGCCACGAGGCCGTAGAGCTGCCGGGTGCCTTGGGCCGCGCCCTCGATGTAGTTGAGCGGGTTGACGGCTGCACCCTGCGCACCCTGCGATATGGCGCTACCGATCATACCGGCAGCAGCATCGACAGACTGCGCGATGGTGTTGATCCAGTCGGTCTGCTTGTTCTTCGCGTACTCCTCGTACTTCAGGTAGTCGTCGACCGATGGTTTGTAGGCCGGGTCCTGCATGGCACCGGCAATGTCCTCGCCGGTGGCTGGGAACTGCTCGGACAGAATCCGCTGGGCCTCATCCTGGCCAACAGAATCAGGAAACTCAACAACCTGAGAGCCGACCTGGATCTGGTATGGCATAATTACTCGATGCGCTTAGTGACGGGGTTGTACTTACGGACACTGCCTTGGGTCTGACCTTCTTGACCGACGCCCATCTGGCGCAGGTAGTCATCAGCGAACCGACCGATGCCGGCCTTCATGGACTTGAAGACAGTCGAGCGCAGGTTGGCCTTTTGCTTGAGCACCTTGTCGCTGTCGCCAGGTTGCGGGAAGTACTGGCGGTCTGCGGCGGAATACTCGTCCTTGCCAATGGCAGCGCCGGACTCCTTGCGCAAAGCAGCGGCAATCCAGTTCTCCTTGGCCGCCTCATAGATCTTGCGGTCGTCGGAACGCAGACGCTCCGGTGTAAACCCAAACTCGGTAAGGCCTCCCGGACGATAGCCACGGCCAACCACGTCGTTGATCGTGCTTTCGTTGAGCATCATGCGCGAAGCAAAGCCTAGCGAGTTGGATTGCCCCTCGGTCAGGTCCTTGCCCTCGACCATCTTTGGCGCCGGTAGGATGTCGACCTTGCCGTCCGCACGCACCACGGTGATGCCGCCGGGCAGCGTCTGGGACTCGACCTGGATTGGCCGAGGCGTTCCGGTGGCCTCCAGCACGCTTCTGATGGCGTCAGGATTGATCGGAGCACCCAAGCGCTGGAACACGTCGACCGCTTGCTTGAAGCGTTCCTGATAGCCGACGGGCTGCGTCTCGGTGGCCGTGCGCTGGATGGGCTGAGACTCGAAAGCCGGGACTTCGCGCTGCGGGATGGGTGCAATACCGGAAGGCTGGGCTGCCTGAACCTGCGCAGAAGGAGTGAACTGCGAGCGATTAGTGCCAGCCGGTATGGGCATGATGTTGCGCCCTAGGCCCATGGTATACTGATCAGCACCTCCAAAACGCATTCCGCCAAAGGTCGGGGCCTGCGGCATCTGCGGTGCCGGAGGCTGCTGGATTGTGCCGCCTGGTATCTGCTGCACCTGGTAGAACGGCGTGTAGGGCTGCTGCTCCGCGGGAAGCATCAGGCTGCTGCTGATGATTGCCGGAGGAGCAGGCACCGTGACTTCCTGCGTGGTCGGAAGCTGTGCAACCTGGGATATGGCCTGTTCAAGCCCAAGGCGTCGGGCCTCGGCGCCTTGAGCTGTCTGCAGGTTGAAGCGGGCGGCCTCGGCCTGAATATCCTGTAGTTCCCTTGCCCGCTGCTTATCAGCCCGATCAAGGAAGAACTCAGCATTGAGCAGCGTGGCCTTCTTCTGCGGGATGGACATTGACGAGAACTTCTCGATGTCGCCAAGCAGCTTCGACTCGGGGCTGTTCTTGTCCATGATGTTGCCGCTCTGGGCAACAGTGTTCAGATACGGGGCCAGCGACTCGAGCCGGGTCTGCAGGAACTCGTTCTCCGCCTTGTTCTGCCCGTATCGAGCCAGCGACTCGCCGATGGCATTGCCGATCTGCTGCATACCAGCACCGATGTTGCGCCCGGCTTGCGAGTAGGCCTCAATGTAGCCGGAAGGCACGGCCTGTGGGCCTCCACCTTGGTAGCCTGCTGAATAGCCGTATGTTGCCATAGATTAGCCTCCAAAGAGTTTCCCGAAACCGCCAGCAGAGCCGGCACCACTAAACAATCCGCCGCCGATGCTTCCCAAAGCACCGAGTCCGCCGCCGATGAGTCCTGACGTGGCAGACGCACCAGCAGCCCGGGCAGCACCAACCGCCTGCTGGTTGCCTGCATAGATGTTGGATGCGTAGGCGCTCTCTGGGTTGAAGAGCTGGCCAGGGTTAAATCCCGAGGCTTGGCCTACGAAGCCCTGCGAACCTGCAAAGGCCTGCGACGGGCGCCCCAGCACCTGCTGGAATACGTCGCCGTAGACTCCCTGGCCTGCCTGCAGCGCCCCCATGGCCTGCTGCTGGCGCTGCTGTTGGAGCCCGGCACCGATCATCTGGGAGCGGAGAGCTTCTTGTAGCGCGGCATTGGGTCCCTGAGCCATACCGCGGGCGGATGCGGCCACCCGGGCCTGCTGCTGCGCCATGCGCTGTTGCTCCGGGGTCAGCCGGGAGCCGGCAAGGAGATTGGACGTGGCGTTCTGGGCCAGAATGTCGGCAATGCGGGTCTGATCAGGAGCAAAGCCTTGGATGGCTGCACGGGCTTGAGGCCCGAGCTTGGCAATGTCGGCAATGTCACCAGCCCGAGAAGAGGCACGGCTCGCAGCCTCGGTGCGTCCCATGGCCGGAGCAATCTGCTCTTCGTACAACTTCAGCAGCTCCGGGGTCGCCTGCTTCAGCATATCAATAGTCAGCGCCTGATACTTGGGCGCAAACTGTGCCTCGGCGGCGTACTTCTCCGGCGCCAGATCAATTTGGCTGCGGAGCGTGTCCCGGGTTTCCTGAGCGTAGTTGCGTGCTGGAGGTGCTTCGACTGTCATATCATTTTCGAGGCCATCCTATAGATCGGCATCGAGCCTTTCTTGAAGATGGTCAGTTTGCCGTTGCGATAGCCGATAGCCGGGAGGATTGCAGCCTCCGGTCGGTCATGGAAGAACTTAGCCGCCACCGCCATGGCGAATACCGCGCAATCCGCGGCGAATTGATGCCAGTACCAGTGGTCGCCATTGGGGTCGGAATGCTGCCACTCCCAGGCCTTAGGCTCTGGACCCGTCTGACGCCAGCCTACCAGCACACCGACCACATGGTCGTCCTGGGTGGCGATCTTGAGCGTGCCCTGCTCCGCGTGGAACATGACGTAGTCCTCGACGGCCTCACGGGTCCAGCCTTTGAAGCTGTCCGGGAGCTTGTGCAGCAGGTAGTCTGTGATGGCGGGGATCATGCCCAGGTCGAGGCGTACATCAGATAGGCACGCACCTGCCAGTTGGCACGGGTGAGAACAACACGCGAGCCAGTGCTGTTGAGGTATGTGATCTGAGAGAAAGCATTACTTGCTCCATTAACAGCAGGATTCCAAGCACGGTTCCCTGGATCTTGCTTTGCGAAAAACACGTTCAAGAAAATGTTTGTCGTGCTGGCAGACTCCATCCCAGTGCAGACATTGATCGGATAAACAGACTCCAAATAGCCGTTGTTCCAAGCCTGATCCATCACAACGCTGGTAACGTCCAGCTCATTGCCTACAACAAAGTCGCCGTCGTTGGTCTTGCAACGCAGCACCACACGAATGAACTGAGGCAGCGTCGATGAAACGACAGCCGGAAGCTCAGTCAGGCTGGTCTTCCATTGCACTGTTTGGCTCGCATCTCCAGCACCAGGGATATCCTTCAGCGCCGTCGTATACCGCAGGATGCCGTTGGTCAGCGCACCGCTGGCCAGTGACAGCCCGGACCCGACCGTGATCTCTTGGGCGACGCCGTTGGTGCCAGAAGATCGACCGATCAGACGAGCATCGGTGACGTGCTGGATCTTGGCGTAGGTGACTCCGGTGGTGGTTGACGAGGAGTCGGCCAGCTTGGCGGTGGTCACAGCCCCGGTGCCGATGTTCACCGTGCTTGAGGTGAACGCCAGGTCGGTCGAGGAGAGTTCCGCAGGGTAAGCCGACACGGCGCTGCCGTTGCCGATAAGCCGGCTGCCAGAGATCGGTGCGAACTTGGCAAGAGTCAGCGAACCATCGGCCACTGAGAGCGTGCCGCCGTCGACCGAGCCGGTGATGTCGATGCTGGGCGTGCCCAGGAGGTTGAGCGTCGAGGCCGACAGCGTGGTGGTTGAGCTGACCGTGGTGCCCGGGGTGACAGTTACAAAGAGTGGCATGGTGGTTTAGACGTCGTTCTTGCCGTAGAGTCGGAATGCGATGCCGATTACCTTGGCGCTGTAGATGTCGAGAGAGCCCTGGTCGGTGGTGATCAGGGGCTGCACAGAGGCCGAGTGCTTACGCAGGCGGGCCTTGTGGCTGAAGAACTGGTGCAGGCCGGCCTTCCAGCCGTTGTTTCCACAGCGGAACTGGGTGGTCACCGAGTAGTCCTCGCGGTACGGGGCCAGGAAGTTGTCGGCGGTGTTGTTGGTGTTGTAGGTGCCGCTGCCGTAGGTGTAGTAGGCTGTGCGATCTTTGGTCTGGTCGGTGGCGACCACATAGGACTCGTTCACACCGTCGAACTGCGCGGTGATGGAATAGCGGGTGTTCCAGTTGCCCAGCTCGAACTGGATGTCGGTCCACTGCTTGTGGTCGACGTTGTCCTCCCCGGTGTAGCCGCGGAAGCGAACCTCGGTCGACATCTGGATGAGGTTTCCGGCCAGGTTGACGTCCACGAGACCGAGCGGGTCGAACTGGTGGATCAGGCCGCTCTCATCGGCCCAACAGAGCGTGTCGGTGCCTGCTACGATGACACGGCACCAGAACCGCGGAACCAGTAGCGAGCCCTCCCAGTAGCCTTCCCAGGCCTTGTTCAGGAAGTTGTAGACCAGCGTGCGCTGGTTGCTGCCGTCACCGCCCTCGACGGGCACGCTCAGGATGTAGCGGTTGGCGAAGTAGGTTGCACAGGCGTTGCCCCAGTAGGCCTGGTCGATGTCGTCGACGATGTTCTGGATCTGATCGGAGAGGGGCAGAACCACCGACTGGCTGATGCCAAACTCGGTCTGGCGCAGGCTGATGATGCCGCGTTGGGAGAGGAAGATGACGTCGGAGCCTGTGCCTGCGATAGAGGCCTGAGACACGCAGCCGAACTCCCGGGTGATCTCGGTCAGCCGGGTGGTCGACAGGTCGCCGTAGAGGTTCTCCACAGCCAGCACCGAGCGTTCCTTGAAGACCAGCAGCGTGGTGGTGTTGAACGGGTACAGAGCAACCACCCGGTCATTGCTGCCGGTGTTGAGCTTGAACTCGTTGAGCACTGGGCTGTAGTGCAGCGGGTCCAGCACGTCGGAGACGGCCAGGTAGTCGTTGCCGTAGAGCAGCAGCAGGCGGTTCTGGAAGTACAGGCCCTCGCGACCCGGGGGCACCGAGGAACCGGAAGCACTCGAGCGCTTGATGCTGCCGGTGATGTTGTTGTTGTCCACGTCGACCAGCGTGGAGGGCATGGCCACCGAGGCGGTGGGTGTGGTCGAGTAGGTGCCGCCGTTGACGATTGCTACCGAGCTGACGATTCCGTTGGTGACTGTTGCAGTCAGGCTTGCGGCCACACTGGATGTTCCAGAGACCGTGATCACAGGGGCCGAGAGGTAGCCGGAGCCCTGATTGAGGATCGTGACCGCGCTGATCGTGATGTTGGGCGACGTGCCAGTGGTCGTGAGCTGGATGATGGCGCGGCCAGCGTCGTTCAGCGAGTCGGTCTCCTCGGTCGTGCCGCTGAACAGCTTCAGCGTGTTGTTGTCGACCGGGTAGACGTAGTAGATCTGGTTGTTGACCGTGGCGCTGCCAACCACGTTCGAGATCGAGACCTGGTCGCCCGGGATGAAGTTGTGGTTGTAGACCGTCAGCGTGTCCCCGGTTGAGTCAGAGCCAACGATGGACAGCGTAGACGGGATACGGTCGAACCCGGCGTCGAGCGCCGACGGGAACGTGGCGTTGCCCTGCATCAGGATGGGCATCCCGTCGTTCAGGTTGTCGACGATGTCTTGCGCCAGGTCGTAGCCGGTCAGGTTGGCGGAGCGCTCAATGTAGTAGCGGGCGTTGTTCTCAGGACTGAGCGGCAAGGCGTTTGTGCCGGCCCGAGCATCAACCAATGTCAGGTGAAGCGAGACCTCCTCGTTGACCACGTTGACAAAGAACTGGAAGCCTTGACCAGAACCCGGTGTTGCAGTCCACAGAGGAGCCACGTCACCCACACCACCGATGGTTACGATGTCGCCCGTGGTAAGGTCGGGCACCACGTTCAGGTTGATCTGCGTGGAGTCCTCGTCCGAAAGCACCGTGGAGTCCTCGCACAGGATCTGGCTCCCGTTCTCCATCAGGATGTTGTCGTAGATTCCTGAGGCGCTCGAGAAGTAGTATCGGGCGTTGCCCGGGCGCAGCATGACCACGCCGTTGGTGGCCTGGATGAGGCGCACCGGCAGGTAGATGTCGTGCCCGTTCATGGGCACCTCGACGGGCGACTGGTTGGGCCGGATGCACCAGACCTTGCCCTGGCCACCGTCGGAGGTCCGTGCCTCATTGACTGCCACCAGAAGTGCATTGGCCCCGGTGTCCGGGTCGCGGTAGGGCAGGACGCCGAGGATGTCCTCGAAGGGCAGCGTCTGGTTGTAGAACTGAACGGTGCGGTTGACCGGAGCCCCTGTGAAAGCCAGTGCTGCGGTCGACATCACGCAGTTGGTTCCATCATCCAAGAGGCATCGGGTGCCATTGGAAAAGACCAGCACGTTGGCGACTGGGTCCGAGGAGATGCTTGCGTTCTGAGGGATGGGCGTGCCGCTGACAGGGACTGTGGAAACAGAGTTGGAGGTTACCGTCACCACGCGGTTCAGCAACTCCCACTTACCGCCCCACTTGGGCTGCACAATGCCCCAGCGGTTCTTGATGACCTGATCCTCGAAGCGTCGGTTGACGGCGTTGGAAACGTAGGAGGCCGGGATTAGCGCAGGGTCAATGCGTGATACCACTCCAACGAATCCATCGTCGATTGCACCGATTTGAGGCAGGTCAGGCATATCACCGGGACGGCACGATTATCTGCCGGACATATTTCTCCTGGAGCGCCACCTTGTCGATCTCCTTGGTTAGTTCAATTTCTCCTAACTCAAGGAACTGGTTGCCCAGGTCGATCTTGCCGTCGACCCGGAGCATCTGGCCGGCTGCCTTGAGTGCACAGATCTCGCAGAAGCGGTAGGGGAAGGCGTAGGCGGTGGCCTCGGCGGAGCTGGACAGGAGCGGTGGGGTCTTGCGGAACTCAAGCCAGACGTAGGGTAACTGCTCTCCGACTAGCACGCCGTCGTCGGTGAAGGTGTAGGTGACCTCCTGCTGACGCCAGGTGACACGAGGGTCGGCGGGCCAGACCGAGAAGGTCTCACCGATGGGGACAGCCCGGGTTGTGCCGTCGGGGTTGTTGGTCTGCGAGATATTGCGCAGGAACTTGTTCAGCACTCCCCAGTAGACCGAGTTGGTCGGGACGGTGCCGGCCGGTGCCGTGGCGTAGAGCTGGTAGTGCCGCTGGGTGTCGGGGTAGAGAACGATCTGCCCGATGGTGTAGGTAGTCGTTGCGTCCCAGTCGCCGTCGTTGTTGCCGTAGTCGGGCAGTGCCTCGGACCAGTACTGGGCATTGAGCGTGCCACCAGGGCCTCCGGTGGTCGGGGGATTGCCGGAGTTGATCGAGCCGACGTACTGGTAGTACTTCTGCTCGGTCTTGAAGTAGACCACCATGCCGGCTGAATAGAGCTGGGCCGGGTTGTAGTCGGCCGCGAAGTACTGCTGCTCGTAGACGGTCTGCTCGGGCCAATCGAAGCACTCCCAGGCGCTCCGCAGTGACATGGAGATGAACGTGCGGAAGAAGTTGGACTCCTCGGTCGTTAGGGTGGAGAAAACGCGCCCAGTGAGCTCACAGGCGCGTTGCAGCACGTAGTCGTAGGTGACGGTTCTCATTGGCTACCAGGATTTGCACGCCCAATACTTGGCGGAGAGTTTGGTGCCCGGCTCGTCACAACCATGACGGGCGCGGAAGGATGCACGCCGCTCCGGGATGTGCTTCTTGATGCTCATGTCCGGGTCGCCGAAACGCACGAGAGCGACCTTGTCGCCCTCCTTGGCCAGGACAGCGAACTTCTTGTTCTCGCCCGGCGTGCGCTTGGGCTTGTTGTAGCCCGAGAACTTGTTGCCCTTGTAGTTGATCATTTACTCTTGGGGAGTGCGTACCAACCCGCAGGAAGAACCACGGTCGACGGTCCCACCAGCTTCTTGTCTTTGTCGAATCCGTACACGCTGGCCTTGGTGGGCTTGGCGAGCATCACGGGATCACCGGAAGGGACCAGGACCACCTTGGTCTGGCATCCCAGGAAGATCGGCAACACGAGCAGCCAGATCATCCTTGAGAGGCTTTGGAGCTTGGCCGTGTTGGACATCGGTGGGTGGGGTTGCTCGGATCCAGTCGAGGAATGCCAGGACGATCTGGTAGATCCAGTTCACTCAGGCTTCTTCTCGGCGTCCTTGGCGTCCTTGGCCCAGATCAGGCCGATGCCAGCGGTGACCGCTGCGATGGTCGTGGTGATGTCCAGATGGGTGGTCGGGTCACCGTCGAATAGGGCCTTCATGGCCCCTCCAACAGCGACCAGGATGGCACCGATGCCGGCGAGAGTGGTCTTGGTGTTCTTCATTTCTTGATGGCTTTGTAGAGGGCAACACAGGCCGCAATGAGGCCGACCACGGCGGAGATGAAGCGGATGCCGTCGGTAAGCTGGGGAAGCAGCGAGGCTGCTGTAGCTGCCGCCGCGGTGCTCAGTGAGAGCGCCAGTCCATTCGTTCCGCCGTGGTTGGTTGCGTCCATGTTACTCAGACTTGGGTTGTGCTGCTTTGTAAGCCTCCACAACCGCCGGAGTCCACAGCGCATTGGCGATATTCACAACCTCAGTCGGCTGTCCATCCAGCGAGTCACCGGGATTGAGGGTGTACTGCGAGGTAATCTCAGAACCGACAATCGCGCCATCGCTGTCGTAATCAACGCCGGTCGTGACGAACAACGAGTTGTTGGCGTTCACCTGCACTGCGACGATATTGACTGGTACGATCATTGGATGGTGGGGCTAGGGGTTTGGCTGGCGGCGTAGGCAGCGACAGCAGCGGGAGTCCAGACAGCGTTGGCAATCGCAACAACCTGTTCGGGCTGACCCGTAAGGTCGGAGCCGGGAGCGAGGCAGTAGCGGTTAAAAGTCGATGCCTTCACGACATCGCCGTCCACGATCTGGTCCGCAAGTCGGACCTGCAACGTGGTGTTAGGAAGAACCTCGCAGAGCGAGAAGATGGTGCGTTCGGTGAGCATAGAATTAGACGAAGTAGGTCAATGTTCCAAAGATATCAGCGGTTCCAGAAGCAAATCCAGAAACCTTAATATCAGCTAAAGATCCTCCTGTTGATGTTGCATAAATTGGGAATGCGGTTGAATTGAACACACCGCAAGTTAGGAATCCGCTGAAAGTAATTCCAGCACCTGTAATTGTTCCGTACTGCGTTGTTGCGCTAGATGCGGTGAATGGCAAACCTCTAATGTAGAGTGAATTACCAGCAGTCAGTCCAGTGGTGTTGATATCAGTTAGCTCGAAATGAACAGTAACCAATCGACCAACCTTCGTGTATCGTCCGACAGCGGTGGCGGTAGTCGCTTGATTGCCACCAGAAGAAGCATCGCCAGCAGTCGGAGTCCAAGTCCCCTCCTCGTAATCGTTCAGTAGCTCGGAGGTTCCGGTTCCAGCAGTCGCGGAGAAGTCGATGCCTTTGCCGGATGGGAACGCGAGGTTTCCAGCCGTGTTCAACGTCATCTTGACCGAATTTGCTTGACCCGCATCGAGGATGAAATCGAGAGCGTTTGAATTTGCGGCAGCAGATCCGACTCTAATTCCCCAAGAGTTTCCAGACGCTGAAAGCATCAATGCAGCATAAGCTCCAGAACTAGCGTTTTGATTGTCAATGCGACTGAAGGTGTACGCATTTTGATCGAGCTTAACGTGAAGAGGCTGTGACGGCGTCGCCGTACCAATACCCACACGATCATTCGTCGTGTCCACCTTCAACACGTTCGTATCCACCGTCAGATCGCCGGTGATGGTGGCGGAGGCGAGCGTGGCGGTGCCGCCGGCTCCCAGGATCTGGTTGCTGGTGATCTTCTTGGTCGTGCCAGAGGCCGCCATGGACGTGTCCGAGATGTCGACGATCGGCAGCACGTCCGCTGCCGGATCAACCGTGGTGATGGCCGCTAGGGCCGTGATTTTTGTGTCTGCCATGGCTTAGTTTGCTTGAATGATGAGTTTTCCGTCGTCCTCCCGCAGGAGGAACGAGGCGTCCTCGAGCAGCAGGGAATCGAAAGTGCCGAAAGTGATAACGATCTTGTCGATGCCGTCCTCCAGGAGAACGAAGAAGTCGTCCTCTTGCAGCAGGTCGCGCCGGATGATAGGCAGGTCGGCGCCGCCGCCAGCCCCACCGAGGGCTTGCTGCACGCCGAGTCCTAGTCCTAGGCCGAGACGCATTTTAGACCCACTTGCGGTTGTAGGCGATGATCGCCCCGGAGGATACAGCCACCGAGGTGAAGACGCCCGAGATCGAGTCGCCGGCCTGAATGGTCACGCCGGATGGGAAGTTGGTGATGTTGGATGTGATGGCTCCGAGGATGGTCGTGGCGACGGCATGGATTTCCATGTAGTTGCCGGTCACAGTGCCCGCGGAGGCGTCGATGTACCGGCCACCGTATTCGCCGGCCAGTTGGCGGTTTGATCCGACATTCATAGGGTGAACTTCTGACTACTGCGTTTTGTGCCACCGCTCCATCCAACCTGCAAGCGTGTAGCCCCGCAGCGCACTCGCACCTCGGGGTTATCCCGCTCTACTTCTTTGAGAAACTGGGAGTCCTTCCAGCAATCGTATCCATACTTGGTGCCCCAGGCATGGTAGAGAGTGGGGTCGATCCGCATCCGTAGCCGTCCGATGCCGTCGATGGCGCGGACCTCGCGTTGCGAGTCCTGGGCGATGCGCTTCTGATCAATGCCGGCTTTGACCCAGTCCTTCTGGATGCCGGATTGGAACTCCTTGATGACGGCGCGGCGCAGTTCGCCGGGCATATCGTCGAGGGCGTTGGCGATGACGGAGGATGCGGAATTGTGAGCCATGAGAAAGGAAAGAGGGGGAGGCCCGGAGTGGACCTCCCCCGTTGAAACTAAGACTAGCTGGCGCCGTTGAAGAAGCCAAACCCGCTCGGATTCTTCACCACGAGACCGGCAATGGCCTCAACGAGGCGGGCAGGGCCGCCGCCGGCGTCAGGCAGATCCTTGACCTGGGGCAGCTTGGCGTAGCGGACCTCGACCATGTCCATCGGGATGACGTAGCCCTTGTAGGCCTGAGCGGACAGCGAGGTGCTGTTCTTGCCGCCGACGAAGGTCGACGGATGCAGGATCAAGCGACCGAAGTCGCCCTCGAAGATGTCGATGGACGCCTTGAAGGTGTCGGCCGACAGGTCCTGGTTGAAGGTGCGGACGCTGGTGGCAGCGATGCTGTTGGCGTTGACGACCTGGGTGACGCCAGAGGCCGTGAGGTTGGTGAACGCACGCTTGAGCGTGGTGCCCAGGATGCAATCGTAGTCGCGGAAGGTGCCGGTGGCGCTGTAGATAGCGGTCAGCACGTTCTGGGCGGTGGCCTCGGTGAAGGAGGCGCTGGCGGTGGTGTCGACCGCGCCGGAAGCCGGCAGGAAGGGCGAACCGGAAGCGCACGCGCCGATGTTGGAGGCGTTGGTGTTGTTCAACCAGTTACCGAGAGAGCCGGTCAGGTAGGCGTTGGTCGAACCGTTGTCGGCCTGGGCGGCTTGATTGGTGCACATGAAGGTCGACTCCATGTCGCGCTTGATCTCAACGAGCTTCTTGGCGATGCCGTTGGCCAACTCATCAGTCACACCGGCGACGTCCTGGGTCTCGGCGATGAAACCGATGCGCAGATCGCGGCGGAAGGCCTGGCCGTAGTTGTTCAGACGGGTCCGGTTGACCACCGGGTTGGAGGCGCTGGCAACGGTCACGTCGGTGCCGTCGACCACGCCGGCAAGCACGGGGGCGCCGTAGTTGTCGACCTGCCAAGAGAACTGCATATTGCCGATGTCACGGCCCTTCGGGGCCATGGACACGAACGGGGTCGACTTGGCGTCGACGATGGCGATGTAGTCCGCCAGATCTTCACGAGCGGACGAGGTGGAAGCGAGCGGCACAGAGCCGCCCTGATTGGGCTGGAGTAGGGGCATGGTTTAGAGCATCCTTTTGAGTACTTGGGCTAATTCGGTGGTCGTCCCGGACTTTCGGAACTGCGACTTGGCTGCATCCAAGCCGACCTTGGCCGCATCCTTCTTTGCAGGGATTGCGGTGGGTCGACCGGGCTGACTGGGTGCCTTGACCAGTGGGCGGGTGGCAGATGGCTTGCCCTTGGCGGACTCCTGCGCCAGACGCAACTTGCGCCCGGCAATGAAGTCACCGACCAGCACCTGGTACTCCGGCAGTGAGGCAATCTGCGGCAGTTGCCGCAGGACGGCCTGCGCTTCGGTGTACTCGGCAGCCGAACGGTCTTTCCACCATGGGTAGATGGTCTCGGCGATGGGCTTGATCTGCTGGTAGTTCTGCAGGAAGCGAGCTCTGGAGGGGATGTGCAGGTCGATGGCGTCTTCTACACGCCGCTTGATCTGCTTCACGTCCTCCGCGCTGTACTCCTTGCCCTCTACTTCGCAGCCGTCGATGTTGTCCTCGCACCACCGTTTCAGATTCCGGGCCTTGCTCCACTCATCGTTGAGTTTCGACACTTCCCAGACATCGGCAAACGGGTCTGCAGCGGACTGCACCGCGGTCGGCCTGTCGTTGGTCTGCTCCAGCTTGGTCTTGGCGTCGTTGAGCTCCCGCTCGAGCGCCTCGGCCTTCTCCAGCGCCTCTTTCTTCTGGCGCGTGAGCTTGTCGATGCGTTTGCGGTAGCCCAGCGATTCCTCGTCGCTGTTCTCTTCGGTCTCGGAAAGAACATCCTGCTCAGGCGACTCGGCCTGCGCATCCGTTTGTTCTGCGGTCGGCTCCGCATCCTCGGCCTGATCGTCCACGGAAGTGGCTTCCGGCTCCGGCGCTTGTCGCTCGACGGCTGACGCCTTCTCTTCCTCCCCGCTGAATCGTGTCTTCAGTAGCTTGGCCAACGCCGATTCGTCGAACTGCATCGGGTTGATTGGGGGCTGTGCCGTGTTTTGGGCAGGTTTCGCTTCCTGTGTATTCGTCGGGATGTCCATGCTTTTAGACCCTGCAAGCCGGGTATGCTGCGCCATGGTTGTTTAAGGCCAACCAAGAAGCCGTTGTGTGAGTGAGAGCCTAGAACTGACCGGAAGTCAATTCCCTCCCGTTTCTTAACGCACTGATTTGTGCGATGAGATCCTTGATCGCGGCTGCCCGGCCTGCGTTGTAGGCACGGTCCTCCGCGGAAAGTGATGGTAGGATGGCGCTGTGCACCTCGTCCCGTAGCGTGTCGTCGATGACCTGGCCCATTGCCTTGAGCACCGGGTGCTCCTCGGACACTGAGAGGGCCTCCGAGAGTTGTTCGTCGTTCAGTTTCATTGGACTCCGAGGCGGCCGGTGATGGCGTTCTGCTGCTGCTGCACGCTAAACTGCAGGTTCTCAATGTACTTCTGCAGGTTGGCCTGAAAGAGCGGGTCCTGCTGAAGCTGGGCCTGATATTTGGGGTTGGATTGCAGGACTTGCTGAGAGAATTGGAGACGCATGGGCGCGGTGGGGTCGTTCTCCCGGAGCTGGGGCGGGTTGCCGAGGGACATCAGCGCGATCTCGTCGTTGGTCTCGTTGAACATCTTCTGCGCGGCGGGGCCCTGCTGCATCACCAGCTCGCTGGCCAGGGTCGGGTCGATGGCCCGGAGGGCGACGGAGATGAGCTTGGCGCGGTCGATGACGCCGGCGGTGTCGAGGGGCAGGACGAGGGTGGAGATGGCTTTGAGTTTCTCGGTGACCAGGTCGGTCGAGAGCTCGCGGATGTCGAACTTCAGCATCACGTCGAAGTCCTGAATGTCGGGCGGGAGCGGGGTGGCCGAGGCTGTGATGCGCTGGATCTCGGCTGGGCCGATGTATTGCAAAGTCAAGGACAATACCTGGCGGAAGGCCTCGGTCCAGCCGTGCAGCCAGTTGTTGATCAGGCGCTGCTGGCGCATCTGGGTGATGACCGGGGGGACCTTCTCGGTGGGGCGGCCGAAGTAGCGGTCGGTCTGGGCCTCGATGGCTGCGATCAGTTGGAAGGCCACACCGGGCTCCCGGGCGGGCGGTTGCAGGAAGCCGATCTCGCCGCGGCGCAGGACAGGGATCTGGATGGCCGGGCCGATCTTCAGGTTGCCGCCGCGGGTCTTGGGGACCTCGATGGGGGGCAGGGTGGCCAGGGACGTGTAGTCGAAGATGCTGTCGCGCTGGGCCTTGACCTCGTGCTGCCAGGTCGAGCAGACCTCGGGCACGCCGCGGCTCTCGGTGATCTGGCGGTGGATGAGCTCGGAACGCCAGATGACGAAGGGGTACTGCCCGTGCGCGTAGTCCAGGGCCTCGAAGTAGCCCCACTTGTCGCCGACCTGGGGGCTGAAGACGGTGTAGAACACGCCCGGGATGCCGTCGGAGTCGATTGACTTCTGGTAGGCGTAGACCACCTCGATCAGGTTCTCGCGGTCGAGGATGGAGTTTTCGGCCAGGCCGACGGCGCCGTAGGTGTAGGCCGAGTAGTCGCTGAAGCGGCCCATCGTGTTGATGGCCTCCTGGGCCCACTCGGCGTCCCACTCCTCGGTCTCGACCTTGTTCAGGAGCTGGGCCTCGGTCATGTAGAACCGGCGGAAGACCACCCGGGCACTCTGGATGTCGGTGGTCTCGGGCGGGAAGACCAGCTCGTCGTAGGGGGCCAGGGCTGCGACCATGGGCTTGTTCGTGACCATCGTGGGGATGGGGAACTCGCACTCGCCATCGGTGCGCAGGTCGCGGATGGCCTTCAAGGCCCGGCGCTTACGCAGGTTGGGGAAGGCCGAGAGGAGGAGCTCCGCGGATTGGTCGTCGGCCTCGGGGTTGGCGATGAGGTTGGGCAGGTCGGCCAGGATGGAGTCTTGGGGGGACTGGGCGGCCAGGGCCATGATCTGGTCCATGGTCAGGTACTGCTCCTTTTGACCCATCTCCTGCTGCCAGGTGACGTGCACGCCGGCCCAGCCGTAGGTCCAGAGGTACTGGGAGAGCAGCTCGACCTCGCGGGTGAGGTCATTGTACATCTTCGCGTTGACCGTCCAGTCCATCAGGTTGTGCGCGGTGACGGCCTGGTCGAGCTGGCTGATGTTGGTGGGGCTGACGCGGAGCATCGAGCGCCAGAAGGAGGTGCTGCAGAGGTCCACGAGGCCGTTGATCACCTCGTCGGCAAGCGGGATGCGGGTGTCGGAGGCACCGTCCCAGGGGAATGCCGGCTTGTTGCGGTTGGTATCATTCCACTTCTTGCCATCGTCGGTCTGCCCAGGCCAGCGGCAGTAGCGCACATTCTCGGCATTCTCGACCCGGGCGAAGACGCCGTAGTCGGTGGCCGAGCGCCGCAGCTCCTCGGTCAGTGCGCTGACATTGGGCTCGTCGCCGACCCGTGCCATCACGTCGGTTGCCTGCTTGTAGGAATCTCCTTGCATAGTGAAATGGTTTAGTATCCGCCGCCGCCGCGACAATCAAAGCCCCCATGGCCTACGAACGCAAGACCGGAGACCAAAAGCATCCCCAGGCAGTCGATGGGATCCTTGGTGCAGCCCTTCTGCCCGTCGCGGCCGGTGTGCTCGGAGAGTGCGTAGGTGAGGTTGGCGCAGTTGTCGGTGATGTAGAGGGAGGGCTCGTTGAGCGGGGTGAGAGGCTGGGTGGCGTCGTAGGAGAGGAGCGAGTTGATGGCACTGGTGCGCTGGTCGACGGGCACGCCGGGTGCCGGAATGAATGCCATGGGCTCGTCGAGGGGGTTGTCGGACTCGGCCAGGAGGTCGATGAGGGTCGTGCCGCCGGCCTCGGAGAGAGCGGGGGAACCGCCGGCCTTGGGGTCGATCAGGCGCATCACGGGCTCGCCGTAGCCGAGCTCGGACTCGATCTGGCGGAAGAGGGCGCGGTACTCGGAGATGGAACGGCCGGCATCTAGGGTTTGCGCGGGGCCGAGCTTGCCGTCGGGCTTTTCGCTGGGCAGGGCCCACTCGCCGTAGTTGCTGAAGTCCGGGAACTCGCGGACCACGATGCGCTTGCCATCCTCGTAGACGAGCAGCCAGAGGCAGAACCAATTCCGGGCGCCTGCGGGATCGCAGACCATGTACAGGGTGCCGCCGGGGGGCACTTTGGATGATGGGATGCAGTGGATGTCGGGGCGGAAACGGGCGAAGGCCTTGCCGATGTTGTCCGAGGCCCAGCCGTAGGCCCGGGTCAGGATCTGGCCCATGGGCGAGGTGACCAGCTTGCTCTTCATCTCGTCGAAGGGGTTGTAGGGATTGTCCTCCGAGAAGAAGAACACGGTGCGACGGTTGGTCTGGGGCTGCACCATGGTGCGGGCGGCCTTGCCGAGGGGCCAGGTGGGCAAGGCCTGCTTGCCCTTGATGAGCTCGGCGTCGTGGAAAGCGGAGATTGAGGAGCCGGCGGTGAACTCCTTGTAGACGCTGGCGACGCCTTCGAGGGGTGTCTGGGTGACCAGGAGCTTGCCGCGGCGGGTGATCAGGCGGTAGCGCAGTGTGTCCACCCAGGACTGAGGAACAAGCTCGTCGCACCAGATCAGGTCGGCCTCACGGCCTTCGATGGTGTTCTCGGATTGGGTGTAGTTCAAAAAGTCGCAGCGTGATCCGTTGGGCAGGATGAATGAACCGTCGGTGAAGCCATTCTTGCGGCTGTAGTTGAGGTAGTGGATACGGCCCTTCTTGGTGGCCCGGAGGGCGACGGGCAGGTAGTTGTAGATGGCGGGCTGTTGGACGGTGACCGAGGTGGCGTGCGATGTGTGGCAGCACAGGACAGATGCGTTTTCCTTCTCGAGGAGGGTTTGCACCACGCGGCGTGCGGCCCAGAGGGTTTTACCTGCGCGGTTGCCGCCGGAGATGAGGAGCTCCTGGGTGGCCTGGAACTCGGTGTTGGCGATCTCCCAGTGGTCCGGGATGTAGCCGTAGGTGTAGGGGTCGGCCTTTTCGAGGAGGACGAGCTGGGTGCGCTTCTGCTTCAGCTCGAGTGCGCGGGGGTGCGAGGCGTCGACCCGAGGGATGACGGGGTGCAGGGGTTGCTCGTTCCACCAAATGGTGTTGCAGGCCTCGGTGCAGAAGCGCTTCTGCTTGGGGCCTTCGCGCTGCTTGATGATATCGAAGGGCTTGGAGCAGGTGAGGCAGAGTGGTTGGGTCATTTATCAATATTTTTCGTTTTAGAGAACCCGTCGACTTTTAGCGTCGCCGCGGAATGCCCGACCCCCTCCCCCGGGGGGGCGGTGGCTGCCTTGTGCTTGCCTGGGCGCCGCGGGCGGGTGCTGCGGGCGGGTGTCAATCTGGGACTGATAATCCATTTTATCGTACCTTGGATGGGGGCAGCGACCACCAGAATCGAACCGTTTGTTAGCACTGACGTTAGCACTGGCGGTTGATGCAGCTCGAAAGCCCTGCAAACAGGGGCAATGCTGCGTACAGGGAATCGAACCCTTGGTTAAGTTCAGAGGTTAGCACCGTCTGGGATCTGCTCGTCGTTGACGGGGGTTACATCGCGCTCCTTGAGGTCCTTCATCAGGTCGCGGTGGCTCACAGAGGCGGTCATGGCGAGGTGGATGCTGGTGGGCTGGCCTTTGATCGTAGCCAGCTTGTCTGTTAGCACGGCTACTGATACGGGTAAGCTACGGTCATCAATGAAAGCCATTGATTCTTGAGCCAATCGCCTCGTTCCTTTCCAGATTGCGACCTCCAGGAACCCTGTGACGTCTTTCCGCCAGTCTTCCTCATTCTCTGGATAATCCACCGGCACCTTGACTCCTCTGATGTACTTGAAGGCGGTGTGCTCGCTCAACCCTGTCTCTGAAGCAATGGTGGCAAGTGACTTGTTGGCCACGATACCCTCCACAATCTTGTCAGCCTTGTCTTGGTCTAGCTTAGAGTTTGGGTGTTGGTTGGTCGGTGGCTTGACGTAACCAACCTCTTCTGCGGCCTTCTTGATCTTGTCTTTGAACTCCTTGGGCAGCTTGGGGTCATCACGCAGTGCCCACGTTACGCGGTTTCTGTCTGTCCCGGCCTTTGCCGCCACATCATTCAGTGACGCCCTTGTCTTCTTACCCGGCATAAGGCGCAAAGCTAAAGGGGAACTCTCCCCAGTGGTTGAGCTGTTTCTTGGGCTTCATGGAGTAGTGCTTCACTCCGGCCAGGGTCATCCTGACCGCGGCTGCGTAATCCTCACTGAGATACTCGAGTTTACCGGGCATGGATTCCATGGCCAGGGGCATCCACAGGGTCGGGAAGCGCTCGACGCGCACATCCTCGCACCAGTCGATCCTGTAGGGGTTCTGCACTCCTGACCCTTCCAGCGCTTCAAGCGTTGCCAGAAGGCATTTGCGGGGGATTGCGAGGCATCCCGATGCGAACATGGTGATGGGCACCAGCTCAGAGGCGCACTCAGCGTCATTCACCTGATGCTTCAGGGCCTGCAGGTGCTCCACCTTCGGGCGTAGGGCCGGCCTGGCGGGCAGTGAGCGGCATGAGTAGGGGATGCAGACGGTTGCCTGGTGCTCATGGGCCAACTCGGCCATGCGGACCACATCGGCCGCGGCGAACTCGATGTCGTGGTCGAGCTGCACCCACACATCCTTGCCCGAGTCCAAGAACCACTTGGTGGCACGGCACCGGGAGCGGCTAATGAGGGCATCCTCCCGGATGGTGCGCAGATCGGTCTGCCTGTCACTACGGGCGAACGTAGCCGTCAGGTCGACCCAGGACATCATGCACGCAGCACTGATGCCACCGTAGGCGTAAAGCGAGACATGGATGGAAGGCCTGGTGCCTGCCTGGGTTACTGCCTGCACCTTGCTGGTCGGCTGCGGTGCGTAAATGAATGGATCTTCCATCTGTGGGGATTCTGCCTTGTTTGCGGTCATGGTTCAATGTCCTTCCGTTGGCTTGCGAGGTAGAGCTCATGGCCCTTGGTGATAAGGTAGACCACGCTGCCTCGGGGCACCTGGCAGGCTGTTGCTACATCGTTCAGCGACAGCCCGCGGTCCCGCAGGTCGTAGGCCTTGCGAGCCAGGTCGGGTGTGTGCCTCTGCTCGATGACTTCGGGTTCATCCTGCATCACCGGGTCGGGCGTGCCGTCCTCCTTAAACGCCATGCCTTTGGGATACGATAGCCAGCCACGCTGCACGCCTATCTTCACAAGATACGGTGCCTCTGATAATAGTTTCGTTGTGTTTGTTACTGTCATAACAGTGAGATGTCTAATGGTGTTGCGGGCAAGTGCTGCCTCCCCTTGCCGCTTTTGTCTCCTATAAGCTGAAATATGCGTTGCCTATGTGCCTTGCCTTGGGCGCCGGGGTGGATAACGCAACCAAACCTCCCGTCTGCCTGGACAACGAGGTGATTGCGCTGCTTGTCCCCGCCTACCTCGGCACAGGCTGGGCATTGCCCGACCATTTTCGAGCCAATTTTGCGTAGGCCTGCCACGGTCAAGCGGTGTCTAGTGTTTGGGACGGGAGGGACGGCATTTTCCAACTCCATTCCTACCTTGAAGCACCTTATACCCACTTTTACACTCCTTGCACCGAGTTGAGAAGTGCCGTCCCCCGTCCCAAACGCTTGACAACGCTTGACCAATCCAGTGTTTTTCATGCGGTCAAGGTTACTTTCATATAGCCTCGGGACTGTTGTTGCTGACCGTCGCTACGGTGGATGTGGTTCGACGGGATCGCCTGGTGTATCTCCAGCATCAGTTCAGCGGCACGTTTCTGGAAGCGCTTCTCCGGTTCCGGCCCCCATTCCTTGTTGTTACACATCGTCATGTAGGCACTATACAGTTCCTCAGTAGTGATACAATCCGACGACATACTGCTGCCCCTTACATGATTAACGACAAAGTATCTAACACTGTCGCTCTCGCTCAATAGATTATCAATCATGCCGCGCTGCCTCTCGGTAACCGGGAACGGCCTGCCGGCCTGCATGACCCGGCACAGATCCTCCGCGCCCTCCAGGAACCAGTTCAATATCCCACTACCTTCCCGCTCAATCATCACGTCGTGATAGTTGGGGATCACCTTCTCGGGTTTGGGCTGGCTGAAGTCGAGCAGGAGCAACCTTCTCGACCACGCACCCAAGTCCCCCTGCACGTTGACCTTCAGCCGACTATTCGCAGTCACAATGACGTTCCAGTCGCCCACCACGGCCTTGGCGCCCGACTTCCCCTTAAACTCCACGCTCAACCTGTCTCCGCCCGTCAGCGCCTTGAGCTGCTGGCTCTCCTCGCAGGACAGGAAGTCCGGCGGCACGTCGCTGCCGATCAGCAGTGTCCTGTCATGGAAGTTGGCCAATTCAAACCTACTCCCCAGGTGCGCGGTCCTCAGCTCGCTGCAGTTCTCATCACCCACCAACCGCCTCACCAACCCGGCCACCGTGCTCTTCCCGCCGCCGCCCGTGCCTGTCAGCAGCAGGATCACCTGGGGCCTGTTCCTCTGAAGCAGCGCAAGTCCGCCCCAACGCTGCAGCAGCATCTGGTCATCCTGCTCGGGCAGCGCATGATCCAGGAATGCCTGCCACATCGGGCTCTGCGCACCCTGCACGTAGCGTACCGGGGTCTGGTTCCTGCTCATCCACTCCGGGCCAAACCCGTGCATCTCATACGGCGCAGCACGCAGGTCCACCATGACATTGCTGCAGTGGACCACGCTGTCCGGCCTGGAGAACGGATTGCGCTCGACCTGCAGCCGCCCAATCAAATCCACCACCTGATCCGCGAAACTCGCCGTCAACCTCGTCAGCAGCGCCGGCAGCCTCGGGTCCTCCGTAGAGGCCACCTGGTCCAACAGAACGCGCCTGGCGGTCTCCAGGGCCTTCTGCGCCATCTCCTCGCGGCTCATGCTCATCCAGATCCCGCGGTCCCCATGATACCAGTAGTGCATCCCGGTGACCGCATCGAAGAGGAACCGCTCCTTGTGCGCCATATAGGCCGCGAAGAACGGCGCCTGCAGGTTGCCGGTGCCGCTCCTTCCGAACGTCCACGGCACGCCATGCTGCCTGATCAACTGCGCGATCTCATCCCGACTGCCTGGCGCCGGCCAGCCCTCGGGCCACCGTATCTGGCTGAACTCCAGCGCCACCGGCGGCCTGTCCACCAGCACGCTATACTCGCACCCGCTCGGATGCAGACCCTTGACCGTGCTCAGATTCCCGGTACTCCGCCACTCGTACAGCGGCTTGCCCAGCAGCCTATCACCCACCTGCACCATCTCGGTCGTGCTCCGCTCCGCGCAGGGCCCCGGGTACTTGCCCGTGATCCGCACACCAATCTGCGCCCCGCGTTTGCCCTTCCACCGCGCACTTCCCTGCAGCACCGGGTTGACCTTCAGGAACGCCTCCAGACTGCCATCATCGTCGAAGTCAATGGCGCACAGCCCCCCAGAAAACTCCCCGAGCCTCACCGCCACGTTCCCGTGCTCCAACATCACCCGGTACACGTCCCTCTTGGTGCTCTCCATGGTCTCCTGGGTGTACTTGACCATCGGGATCTTGGTCCCCGGGCTCTGCGGCACCAGGAACAGCGGCGTGCCCAGCCAACCCTCGATCTCTTGCGTCGTCATCATACCTCTTCGCGCCTTTCAAACCGCAACGCCTCCTCGCTGATAAACCAGCCCTTCGGCCACTCGGTCAGGTAGATCCCGCCCAGCGTCCGCACCCTACTCAACGCCACGTAGGCCTGCCCGGGCTCCCGGGCCGCCCTGATATCAATCCTCGCGGCATCCAGGGTCAGTCCCTGCGCCCGGTGTATGGTCATAGCGTAGGCCAATCGGAGCGGGTATTGTTGGACGGTCACCCCCAGCGACTCAAAGAACCATTTGCGCCGGCCCAGTGAAATCTTCTCACCGCGGGTCTCGACCACGATGTCGCTGCCCCGGAACTCAATCACCCGGCCCACCTGCCCATTGTAGAAACCCTGCTCCGCATCATTAGCTGTGAACATAACCGCAGCCCCGGGCTTCAACTGCAGCACCCGCGGCGTGCTCATGTTCTTGGTGGCGAACTCCACGGCCTGGTCCACGCCCTTCACCTCGGCATCGAACACGGCAATCGGGCCATCAATACTGCTCAGCCGGTAGTTGTTCCACTTGTCCACCTGCACATTGTGCGTCATCAGCCGGGTGATGTGCTCCGGCGGGTTCATCCTCAGCGCACTGCGCAGCAACTGGTTATCCCGCGGCTTCATCCTGCCCACGCGGAACCCGCTCAGCATCTCGATGAAAGGCAGGTCATTCTGCCGTCGCACCTTCTCGAGTTTAATCGTCTTGAAGTCAGCCTCTTCCCAGGCCTCGCTCCTGAACGCCCAATCATAGGGCTTGCTCTGGTCGGTCCTGACCGGCGGCAACTGCAGGAAGTCCCCCAGGAAGATAACCTGTAACCCACCGAAAGGCCGGCTGTCTTCTCTGATCCGCTTGACCCAGTAGTTCAGAAAGTCGAGGTGCCGGCCCGCCATCATGCTGATCTCATCAACTACCAGCACCTCGGTGCCCCGCACCCGCTTGCGGGCGCCATGAATCGAAGGCTGCTCCTCCAGCCGCTCGGCAGCCTGCAGGAAGTCCTCGCCATCCTGTGGCCCCAACTGCATCCCGCACCAGCGGTGCACGGTGGTCCCTCCCACATTCAGTGCGGCGATGCCTGTCGGGGCCGTGATGGCCACATCCCGGACTCCTTCCACCCTGCTGAGGAACTCCCGCAGCAGCGTGGACTTGCCTGTGCCCGCCTGCCCTGTGAGGAAGACGTTCCCAAACGATTTTGCCCAGACCATGAAGCGGTCCTCGGGCGTCGGATCGAAGTCGTCCTCGATCACATGGACAGACGGGCTCGTAATCATCGGATCAGTAGGTCGGGATGAGGATGTCGGAGACCTTCTGGGTGAGTTCCACGTCGCGCAGGCAATAGGCGATAGCAGCCTCGCGGTCTGTCCTGAACAGCTCATGGAAGTGCGCCCCGTTGCCGGCCTTGTCGCCCAGCCCGAGGTGCCTGGAGATCGCAGCCAAACTCCCATGCGCCCGACTGTCGCCTAGCTGCCACACCTCGCGCAGATCCACAATCAGGTCGGTCCAATACCTTCCGTTGCGCATCCAGTAGGGCACGGTGATCCGGTGCTTCCAGGATCGCTTGAACAGGAACGGCAAATCGAACGGCTTCACATTGAACCCGATCATCTGCGGCTTGCGCTCGAAGCTATCGAGCATTGCCCAGAACTGCAGCAGTATGGCCTTCTCGCCATCCGCATCGGCGCAGAGCACCGCGGGCTGCTCGTGCTCGACACGGTATCCGATGGCCAGCACCTGTCCGCTCAGGGCATCCAGGGCTGCGTTTCGAATGTAGTCGCTGGCGTGGTTCTCCTCGGCTGTCCTGATCTTCTCAGCGATCAGGTCCGGGTTCTTGATGTTGCCCAGCTTGACCTGGCTCGGGTCAAACGGGGGGATGACCAACTCCCCAGAAGGAAGCGGTCCAGTTTCGATGTCGAAGTAAATACGTGGGTTTGCTGGCATAAAAAATGTGTTGTTGATGTGCGTTTGTCAGCGGATGCGCACCCCCCGCTTGTTGTCCATGAGTCCCCGACAGCAACAGGCTGCCCGGGAAAATTGTCAGATAATGTGCTTACCGCAGTGCGGGCACAGCTTGGGCTGCTTGGGCCGTTTTAGGAGCACCGGCACGGCCAGCCACTCGCAGATCTCGCCGTAGCTCTTCCATCCGAAGCCTGTGACGGCATTGGGATGCAGGTGCCCGGAGGTGTAGAGGCTCAGGGCCTCGTCCTTATCCTTCACCGCCATGCGGTCCAGGATATTGAATGTGCGCGTGGTGAAGGGCCAGCCCCACTGCGCCTGGATGTCGGCCTTGGTCTGGGCCGCCCGTGCGATCTGGCTGATGCGCTGCTTGGTCAGCCCCATGATCTGGCCGATCTCCATGATGGACTTCCCCTCGGCCTTCATCTGCATGACCTCCGGGATGAGGTGAGCCACCTTGGTGTACTTCTTCTTGGTCGGGTTCATGCTCAGTAGGGGATGTCATCCTGCTCCAGCTTCATCTGCGCTTCCTCGGCTGCCTTGAACTTTTCTTGATACCAGACCAGTGCCCCGATCAGGCGCTTGTCGTCCGCGGTCTGCTTGACCTCGGCCTTGGCCTTGGGCAGCCAGTGCTCGATGAGGCTCGTGATGCTCTCCTCGGTCAGCTCGCGGAGCTCGATGCCCTTGTGCTTCCCGACGTGGACCTTGACCTTCGACGGGTCATCCGTTGCCGGCTGCCCGCCGCCCGAGGTCTTGCGGAAGCTCGAGTCCCCCGTCGCCGGCGCTGCCTTCCCATCACCATCCTTCGCAGGCCGGTCCTGAAACCGCACCCACAGCCCGCTCGGGGTCAATGCCTCCCCGACCTTGTGGGGCATGATCAACTTGATGTTCGCGTAGGTCTTGCTGCCGTCCTCGCTCTGCTCGTGCCCGATGACAATGCTGGCCGGGCGCCCCAGAAGGCTCTCAAGATCCAAGCTCTTGTTCTCCTGGTCGGTCAGTTTCCGCCCGAACCAGTCCTTGAGGAACTTGGTCAGCGCCGCCTTCTCATGCAGGCTGGGCACCATGGGCTTGGTGATCACCACCCAGGGCTGCACCGGGTCGCGGGTGTCGTCCGGCAGGTCGATCTCGAACACGAACTTGAACTTCTGCTTCACCCCGTATTGCGTTTCGTACTCCTTGAGGGGACTCACGTCCACGCACACCGCTCGGCCCGAGAACTCGGGGCACGGCGCGAAGTCCTTCTTACCGCCTGTTGCACTGATAATCATATCGTCTTACTTTATGTTGTTGTTGTTGTTGTGTTGAACCGAGGCCTGTTTCTCGACCTCGAAAAGTTGTTGTGCCATCCGGGCGTAGTTCGCCCAGTAGTCCGGGAAGGCATCCCGCAGCTTCTTCAGGTTGCTCGGGTCGGCGGTCATTGCCGCGGCACCCAGCTTGCTGACAAAGCTCCCGCCGTACTCGACCATGCACCGGGCCACGTCTCGGTCGGTGATCACTTGCTGGCCTTTCCCCGCTTGCGCCGCCAGTAGCTGGCGTCATCGACCTTGTAGTCCCGGGCTGCCTTGTAGATCGCCCCGGCCTGCTGCTTACTTATGCAGTAGACGCCGTCGCCCTGCTTGATTTTCTTGGTCACTGTGTTCTCGCTCATGCTGTTGGTTGGATAATGAAGTCGAAGTTGTTCTGCCAGGTGTCGCAAAGCCTGTTGTAGGTGTCGCCCTTGATGCGCCAGGTGCGCGGGTCCCGAGTAGTCCCGCTGTGCCGGCATTTGATCCGCACGTCGATGTGCTGGATGGCCGTGTTCCGCAGCGGGTGATCCGACGGGAGTTCGTGGAGTTTGGTGATCATGGTTTCTCGCTCAGCTCTTTGATGATCTTGGTCCTAGCTCGCCCCTTCGCTCGCACGATGAGTTGCAGGATGCAGATTGGATTTACGGTTGAAACGTGTTGCCAGTATGGTCTGGCTGCGTCGAGTTCCCGTGCGCGTTCTAAGTCCACCACAAGCACCTCGCTGGTCATCTTGTGTTTGTAAACAAACGCGACTGACAGGTCTTTTAGGACGTTCATTTCTTCCCCCTCTCCTCCTCCAGAATCTGAAGCATCCCGCTTGCGACCTGTCCGTCTGAGCCGTCGCGGAAGAACGCTGATGCTGCTCGGTGGATGCGGTCCTCCAACTGCTTGATACGCTCAAGAAGTTCTGTCTTGTCCCGACTCAGATCGCTGATTGCTGCGCAATATGCAACGTGTGCATCGACTATTTGGCTCACAGCTTGGCCTCCTTAGCCCTATCCCAAGCGAAGCAGTCATCAGGATCAGCGCAATACAGTCGCATTCTGTCCCCCGCCTCCCCCAACCGCTTGATCTTAGCGTCAGCATTGTTCAGCGCCCGCTCCAAGGCACGCGCATGGTTGATAAGAACTTTTGGTTCAGGATCCATGTCATGTATAATTAGAAGCGTATCTGTTCGCAGCGTATCACTCACAGCTTGTCCTCCTTGGCTTTGGCCCATACAACACACATTCCGCTCCAATCTTGTACAGACCATCCAGACTCAACGATTTTATCCCCCGCCTCCTCTAGC